ATGAGTATGATCGGAAAAATAAGGGAAAGTCTGCTGGTTAACTCAAATTGAAGGAATTAAATGACTATCCCTAAAATAATTTTCTGATGGTAAGTTTTATTTCTAAATTTTTGTTCACTGCCACGGTAACAGCACCAACATTCTTGTCACTGGGATTAATAGGTGTTATTAAGGATAGCACGAATTATTTTCAACTATGGGATGATATGCTAGAAAATAAGATATTTCCTACTAGTTTTGAATGGTGGGGCATCAATATTAGTTTCGGATTTATGTTGATATGCCTTATCGGTATTAAAATTTTTCTTTATAGAAAATCCAACAAACACAAGGAAGGAAAAACCATTCAAGTGAAATCTTATTCAAATTTATCTCTGAACAGTGCGGAGCAAATAATTTCATCTATAATCCCTTGGTTAACAATATTTGCCGACAAACTTGATTTTATGGTATTATTTGTTTGCATAATACTTCAATGCTGCTTTATCGCGATTGCAAGTTACAATAACAATAACTACAATTTACTTTGTTCAATATGGGGGTATCGTTATTATGAAGTATATACAGAAGAAAATACCTACATACTAATTTCTGGAAAATGTATCAGAAATAAGAATGAGATTAAAAAGTTTATTGAAGTGACAGATTATATGGGTTTAATAATTAACGAGAAATAACATGAGCCAATTTTATGCATTGATGTCCGATAATACAGTAAAACACATTTCTCTTAAAGAAGAGATAGTAACAGAGATTAAAAATATATTTATAAATGGAGGTGCTATATTTAAACCAGAAGGTATAGAAGAAGATGTTTTCGATGGCAATATCATTAGCCGGAACGGGGAGAATATAACATATGTACATTATGACTTACCTGAAGATTTTGCTCGCATACCATATAATCAGGCTGATATGTCTGAATACAATATAAATGAAGATATGCCTAAAAGTATCTTTTATTACGATGACGGAAAATTCTATTTTCAGGTCTTTAATAAGACATGTTACAACGAAAAATGGTCTTGCAGTTTGAATGTGGAAATATATTTGCAAAAATGAATAACTCTGCTTTTATTGTTGAAGATAAGATTCATGCACTATATGAGGAGGGGAAACTGTATTTTCAAAGTTATACAGTCGCAAATCAAATATTCTCACTAATAGATTTTGTTACCGAGGCTACAAATGCTGAAATTGAATCCTTTGGAGAAATAGATGGAATTAATGTAAATACTGAAAGTATAAAGCATATTGCAAATATAAAGACGCGTCGGCTTATAAAGTTGTTATCGAATACAGACAATATTTCAGCTTTTATGAGAAAAGCACCTCGAACAAAAACTAGCCTATTAAACAAATACGGAGTTAATGCACAAATAAATGAAAATAAAGAATTGGTTTTACCGACAAATAATGTTGCAGATTTGAACCGTGTTTTAGAGTTTCTCAATGAGGATATATTTAGGGGTGTAATTACCGACAGGCTTTATCGTTCAAATTCAAAGAAAAAAGATAATCACTAATTATGATGAACAAAGAAAACCAAATAATACTCTATCAGGACGATAACGAGATAACTCGTGTGTCTGTGCGCTTTGCTGATGAAGACTTGTGGCTGACTCAGGGACAATTAGTTGAGATATACCAAACAAGCAAATCGAATGTAAGTGAGCATATCAAGCATATATTTGAAGATGGAGAACTAGCAAAGGAGGCAACTGTTCGGAAATTCCGAACAGTTCAAATAGAAGGTTCTCGTAAGGTTGAACGAGAAGTAGAGCACTACAACCTTGACATGATTATTGCCTTGGGCTATCGTGTTCAGTCGCAAGTGGCTACTCGTTTCCGCCGTTGGGCAACACAACGACTTCATGAGTATATCCAGAAAGGGTTTGCTATGGATGATGAACGCTTAAAGCAAGGGGGTAACCGCTATTTCCGTGAGTTGCTGCAACGCATTAGGGATATTCGTAGTAGCGAGCGCAATTTTTATCAGCAAGTCACCGATATTTATGCTACGGCTACGGATTATGATCCACGCGATGAGATGACAAAGATGTTCTTTGCCACCGTACAAAACAAACTGCATTATGCAGTTCATGAGAATACTGCTGCCGAAGTGATATACAATCGCGTGGACAATGAAAAGCCGTTTGTAGGCATGACGAACTTCAAGGGGAACTATGTAACTAAAGATGACGTAAAGATCGCTAAGAACTATCTGACTGCGATTGAACTCCAACGTCTGAATCTGCTTGTTTCCGGTTTCTTGGACTTTGCCGAGTTCCAAGCATTGGAAATGAATCCTATGACAATGAAAGATTGGATAGAGGCACTGGATAGCCAAATCATAGCACACAAGCGTAAGGTTTTGATTGGCAAGGGAAATATTTCGCATAAACAAGCGATTGAGAAGGCAGAAAAGGAGTTTGCCATTTATCGCAAACGCGAAATGGAACTGCTTGAAAGCGATTTTGATAAAGAAATCAAAAGATTAAAGAACAAGAATGACAATAGTTCAAACTAATTCACTACCTTTGCCCTTGGAAACCTTCACGCAACCTTGCGCAGAACAACGCAAGTCACTGGTGGAGCAAACGGAGGAGATTACGGTTGAGTTGCTTTTAGAAAGTAATGATATTCAGCTATTTGGAAATAAATTACGATTCCTGGTGGCACCACACAGAAAACCAGTCACTTACAGCCCTGTAGGTGACTGGTTTGTTTTTAGTCGGGCACACAATTTAGACACAAATCCAATCTAATTTCCCATTGCGGGATACCTCTCCTTCTTGCACTATTTTTCGCACTTTTTGGAATGAATCATTTCAATAAAGCTATTTTCCGACAGTGAGAATTGCTCTCCTCTTTTTTTAACGAATTTTTCCTTAAAATAATTTGCATAATGTGCCGAACATACTGACTTTTGTCGCAGAGGCTGTGAAGTCGCAGCCCACCAGTTGCAGAACGATATAACCTTCATGTAATTGTTAGTGGGTCTGTTGGCGTCGGCTGACAGACCTTTTTTGTGCGAATATGATGATTTATTCGAAACCATATAGAACGAAAAAACATGAAAGAGAAAATTCTCGTAGCGCTGAAAACCAAGTATTCTAATTTGGGGTTCGGAGCGAAGGCTCTCGACGGAGTAGCCTCCATTTTGGAAAAATCCGTCACCGATGAATCGCAAATTGAAACCGCAGTCAGCGGGGTCGAACCTTTCCTTAAAGTTTTCCAGTCTGACGCTGATCGTGCACGCACCGAGTACAACGCACTGAAAGGACTGTATGACGAACTCAAGGCAAAGAGTGAGGCATCTCCTGCAAATGGGGGCGGGCAGGGCAAAAAAAACGAACCCGACGATGAGGAACCTGCGTGGTTCAAAGCCTACAAGAAGCAACAGGAGGAGCGTTACAACGCCATCAAAGCGGAGAGCGATACTCTGAAAGCTGAAAAGGCCAAGAACGACCGGGCCAATCTCATCTCCGCAAAGGCAAAAGAACTCGGTATTCCGGAGTGGCGCATGAAAGAGGGATTCGTCATCGCCGACGATGCAGATGAAAAAACGATCGGCGACTACCTCGCAAACGTGCAGAAAAATCTGGTTACCGCAGGGCTGGAAGGGAAAGGTTCGGGATTCCCGATGTCCACGCCCGAAGCGCAGGGCAAAGAACTCGCAAAGGCGTGGGCTGAAACACTTCCGGACAAAGAGTAACCAAAACGTAAAATCATGGCAATCGTATTTGAAAAAACAAAAGTAAAGGGCGGTTTCCCCATATTCTGGCGCGGTGAGTTCGCCGTATTGCCGGGGGACTTCAAACTGAAGGGAACCTATCCCGAAGGGACAAAGATTCCCAAAGGTACGCCGATCAAGCTCGACTTCGACAACATGGAATGTTCCATATGCAAGAGTGCACGTGTTCTGTCGGGCGGCACAACCACTGCTCCACATGTCAAGAAGGGTTCCATGCTCCAAGTAGGAGATGCGGTTAAGGTCGGCGAGTCAAATTCGACCGTAAAAAGCATTGATACCAAAAATGCAGATTACGATGTGATCACGTTCGCAGCGGCCGTAACGGGTGCGACTGAAGGCGTAGATGTCCTCTCGGACGACAATCTGCCTGATGCAGTTGTCGAAACCGACATGGTCTATTCCGCCAATAACGGATTCCAGACCGTATCGGCCGGATATGCAGGTATCATCCTCAAGGATGTAGCCTATCCCGTCCCTGCTGCATGGCTTCAGGGTTACAGCCTGAAGAACAACCCCGAAATCAAGTATGTACGACAGTAAAAGAGGAGGTAAACAATGAACGAAGTATTTTATTCATCCATTTTCGGCGAACTGACTAAACAGGTGCAGATTCGCATCGATGCCGCCTCTGAACTGCGTAAGCGGCTATTCGACCAAAATATTTACGAGCGATTCCTCGACTGGGACACCCCCACCGTCGGACTGAACTTCGAGGAGTTGATCGGCTCGTACAATTTGAGCGTCGCCGCTGCAACGCTCGACTCCAAAGGTAAGGAGCCTATCATGGGAACCGAGGGACTGGAAACGATCAAGCAGAAGGTATTAACCCACCAGATGTCTTATTCGATGCCTATCGAAGAGTATCGTAAGGTGTTGCAGATTCTCGATTCGCGGATGCTGTCCGATTCGGCCAAGACACAGCAGCTCATCAATCTGATGTGGAACAATGTTACGAAGGTCGTGAACTCCGTGCAATCGAAACTGGACATCATCTTCCTCGGAGCATTGTCGAACAAAGGCGTATTCACGTTTGACGCGTCCAATAACCCAGAGGGTGGTGTGCGCGGTACGATCGACTACAAAATGCCGAGCGAGAACATTGCCACCGCGAAAACGTTATGGACGGATGGCAATAAAGATACGGTCGATACGCTGGAGGATATTCAAGCCATCCTCGATGCTGCACAGGACAAAGTTACGTTCGACCGCATTCTGCTCTCGCAGAAACGCCTGTCGTATATCCTCCGCAACAAGAAGATGAAGTTGGCGGTATTCGGTAGTGACAAGTCGTCCACACCGCTGTTGCTGGCGAACCTGAACGAGTTTATGCGTTCGAACGGATTCCCGACATTCGAAGTCATCCGCCGCATGACCCGTATTCAGGATAACGGTAAACTTACGGAGTATTCGCCGTGGAACGACAAGAACCTCGTGTTCGTACCTGCGGGCAAACTGGGCGTCATCAAGAACGCCTATGCCGACAACGAGCTGCGGCAAGAGCCGGGTGTCACCTACTCTAACTACGGACGCATCCGCATTTCACAGTGGGGCAAGGGCGAAACCGACAACTCTAACGGCGTAGAGTTCACGAAAGCACAGTCGCTGTCACTTCCGGTTATCACCGAAATCAACGGCATCTATTCGCTGACCGTAGAATCGTAGTTGTATGAAGAATTTCGAGGCAATATCGGCAAGTCTGTATCCTTACGATGTGGATCCTTTCCTCAAAGAAAAGGCCTGCATTGACGAGGGAATAGACACTCAAGCAGACTATACGGTAACCGATAAAATTAGCGTGGCAAAAGCCACAATCGCCATTCTGCGAAATCTCATTGTTCTTGCGAGTGAGAGCAACGGGGGCTATTCATTGTCGTACACGGACAAACTGGAAAAGCGCATTTTCCATATCGCAAAGGAAAACGGGCTGGACGATATTGCCGAAGAGTTCGATACTCGATCGAAAATTACCGACATTTCCGACCAATGGTAAGATTCCCCTATACGCTCGAAATGTGGTACGAGGAGGACGCCTCGCAAAATCCTGATGGTTCGTGGATCGAAGGTGCGCATGAATGGCGTGTCATCGGACGATGCAATGCCCGTCAGAATGGACGAGCACAGCAAATCAAAGGGCAAAACGGGGATGCCTTCCTCTACTCTTTCGAGGTTACGATGCCTGCAGATACACAGCCAATTCCTATCGGGACGAAAGTACGCATATTCGACAGCCGAGGATTCAACATCTTCGACCGTTCGCTCCGCACTGAGGCCAAACCGAAAGACAAGGACACGGCGTCGTATCCGGTACAGGGATTCTACAAAAGCGGACAACGTTACGAAAACACGAGATTATGGCTGTAAAGTGTACCAACTGGCGTGAGGTGGAACTTGAATTTGCGCGAGCAAAAGAAGAGTACGACCGAAAAGCTGTAGAATGGTTGTCGGCGTTGGGGGAAAGAGTGGTGAAGTACGCCCGCGAACACGGTAGTTATACCGATCACACGGGTAACCTACGCAACTCCATCGGGTATGTTGTGGTACAATACGGAAGAATCATTGCTGAATCTTTCAAGTATAACCGCCGTGTCAGACCGGACGGCAATCCTAAAGGGAACAAAGGTGCCGATGAAGCTCATGCCAAAGGGCTTGAACATGCCCGGTCTGTCGCCCGTGAACTTCCCGCTAACAAAACATATCTCGTATGGGTAGCCGGTATGGAATACGCGAAATATGTCGAGGCTAAAGGTTTCGACGTTCTCGAAGGGTCGGGAAACTGGGTGGAATCTACTGCTGAAAAACTCAAAGCGGAGTTCGCTCGATTCTTAAAATCGAAAAAGCGATGAACCTGACCTCTACGGAAATATTCAAACTCGTCTGGGATCGCATCCGGGATTCGCTGTTAGGGAAGACCGTGCCGATGATGTATGCGGACCACTACCCGAATAATCCTTCGGGAGAATTTATCGTCGTAGGCTCATTGTCAAATGTCGTCGGAGATTCGCAGGTGGCAACCGTAAATGTAAACATTTATGTACCGGACACAACACCGACAATCGGTCGTGAAGAGCAACGCTACCCCGATCGCAACCGTCTGAACGAACTAACTCGTCTCGCTTTCGATTCACTAGGATACTACCCTATCAACGAACGCTGGTTCTTTGATGTGAGCGATGAAACTCTTATTAGTGAGGAGGGGATCTCCTACACATTTTCAAACCTCAAAGTAAAACTTAAAAAATATTAAACATGGGACAAATAATCGGACTGAAAGCCGTTCATGCAGGTAATCCTCTCCCGAAAGGAGTAAAAGACGCTGAGGCTGCCGACTTAATGAAGGCTTTCACCAAAATCAGTCAGCCTTATAATGGTGGTGTTTCCACCAATTTCGCGATACCTTCCAGTAATGATTTTTATCGGGAAGGAGAAGCAGACCCATTTTACTCTGCAATCGACGAAACGACAGGCACAAAAGAAGTTACTTGGAATGTCGTAGATTTTGACGACGACACGATGGAATTTTACTTCGGAACTACAGAACCTGCAAAAGGCGAGATTTACGAAGGAGTAAAAGCATTCGTATTCGATTCCAAAAGTGGAGGCTCCATCGCTTTTGCAAGGTTAAAATATGTAGCGACATTGGGTGGTGGAATCAATAAAACCGACCCGCTCCAAATTCAAGTATCTGCGAAAGTTTTAGCTCCGGAACAAGGTGGTTATTCCTGGTGGCCGATTACAACTCCGGAATATACCAAGAGCGTTTTGTAAATTCTCTATCCCGCTGGAAAGCTGACGACTTGCATCACGTCTCGAGGACGGGGCGGGAGCAAAAACAATAGTTTATAATATGAAAAAAGAAGAAGTCGGCCGCCTTACAGAACAACGTGCACTTGACACACTGACTGAAAAAATTGAATCGTTCGAGATTGAAGGCAATGACAAAGAACAAATAACCCTTTACCTATACCCCCTCCAACTCGGACGACTCGCGATGATAAGTCGCCGACTAATAGACCTTGATCTGATTTTCGACGACGAACAGATGGAGGGTGCTGTTAAACGTATGTGGACCATATGCTCCGAAAAATCAAAAGAGGTGGCCGAAATAATCGCTATCGCCACACTTCGGACGCAACAAGAAATCGAAGATATGCTAAAAGAGCGGACAAAACTTATATACTGGTCCCCTACAATGGATACAACAGCTCTTACAAACATTTTGTCCACCATCGTATTTCAATCCTACTACGCGGATTTTATGAACGCTATTCGCTTGGTAAGAACGCTGCGGGTAATGATTTCCCCAACGACAACAGCGGAGCGGATAGCCACTACGGAGGGCGCAGTATCTGGGCTTGCATTTCAACGGAGGGAAAAAGTATGTTGAAACGTTTGACGAGGAAAAGAAAGGAACAAAACATTTAATTACAGCACTTACTGACATTTACAAACTATCGGACCAACTCATATCAACCGTTAAATTTTATCTGAAATAAAGGAAGCCCCAAATCCGGCGGGAGAGGCCCGGCCCGCCGAAAATAGAACGTGGAACTAACTAAACAGCATATTGCATCTGGAAACCTTACTGCGGAAAGAAGACGTAAAGGTCGCCGATAAACTGATGGAAGACCTTAATGTTCGTTACGATAGGCTGTTTGCGTCGATTTCAGGCGTTTCTACAGGCTTTCCGGCTGCTCCGACAGATCTAGGGGTCAAAAATCCCCCCCCCCC